CTATCAGACTGGTTTGGCAAGCGGCGGCGCGGGCGGCAACGGCGGCGCAGGCTTTGTTTATATTGTGGAGTATTTCTGATGAGCGCTCGATATGCGGTCGTCAACGCGGACAACATTGTGACAAACACGGTCATTTGGGATGGCGCGTCACCCTGGCAACCAATTCCGCACCAGCCGCTAAACGCGGACGGTCTGCCGGAAGGAGACCCTGTCCCTCAGACCGCCGTGCCCGACACCGACCCCCCTACGGCTCGGGTCGGCTACATTTACAATGCTGCCGACGGTAGTTTCACGAACCCGGCGGCTCCGGCCCCGGCAACTCAACCCGGGCTGATTTCGCGGGTGTTGTCCGCGCTCAACCCGTTCAAATAACGCCACGAGGGAGGAACTCATGGTTTGGAAACAGTCCGATCCACAGGGGAACGAAGCCGGGAAAATCCGGTGGGAAATTGTCAAATGGACCCGCGGCAAGGGTCTCGACGTCGGTTGCGGCCCGAACAAGGCATTTCCGCACATGATCGGCGTCGACAACGGCACCGACATTCAACTTTTTGGCCACCAGTTCAAACCCGACGTCTGGATCGACGACGCGGCGGACCTTCGCATGTTCGCGTCGGACAGCATGGATTTCGTGTTTTCGAGCCACGTCCTCGAACACATCCCGTTTGACAAGGTCGTCAAGTGCCTTAAGGAATGGCTGCGCGTCATCAAGAACGACGGCTACCTCGTGCTGTACCTGCCCGACGAGACGCTGTATCCCAAGGTGGGAGAACCCGGGGCCAACCCGGACCACAAGTGGAACGTCTCGTACAAGCTGCTGGTCGACTTGATGGAAAAGGCCGGCCATTGGGATCTGGTCGAATGGCAGCGCCGCGACCAGAACGACGAGTACAGCCTGTTTTTTGTGTTCCAGAAGAAATCTAAGGGCCATGTTTTTTCCTGCATAAAACCCAAGTTGCAGGTCAAGCGGGCTGCGGTCGTGCGTTACGGCGCATTTGGCGACATTGTCCAGGCATCTTCGATCTTCAAGGGGCTCAAGGAGCAGGGTTACCACGTCACCGTGTACTGCTCGCCGCCGGGGTCCGACGTCATCCTGCATGACCCCAACATTGACGAGTTCTACTACCAAGACAAGGATCAGGTGCCCAACCACGCGTTGGGCGCGTTCTGGGACTATCAGAAGGCGAAATACGACAAGTGGGTCAATCTGTCCGAGTCGGCTGAAGGCACGCTTCTAGCGCTCCCGGGGCGGTTCCTGCACGGCGTCCCGCCAAAGCTCCGTCACAAGCTCGCCAACGTGAACTACCTCGAGCTGCAGCACGACGCCGCCGGCATACCGCACAAGCCGCAGGTTAAGTTCTACCCCACGGCTGACGAGGTTGCATGGGCGCAGCGCACCCGAGAGGCAATGGGCGAATTCGTCATTGTTTGGTCACTGGCCGGCTCGTCGGTCCACAAAACTTGGCCTTTCGTGGACAACATCATTGCGGCCCTGCTGATGGAGTTCCCCGATCTGCACATCGTGCTGGTCGGTGGTCCCGCCGCGGTGCTGCTCGAGCAGGGCTGGTTCAAGGTGGACGACAACGGCCAGCCGGTGCGCACGGATGCCAACAAAAAGATCCCGTCCGACCCCCGCGTACATCCCATGTCGGGCGACTGGTCGATCCGCCAGACCATGGCGTTCATTCAGGTCGCGGACCTCGTCATCGGCCCCGAGACGGGCGTTCTCAACGCTGTATCGCATGACAATATGCCCAAGGTCGTTTTTCTGTCTCACTCGAGCCACGAAAACCTGACTCGGGATTGGGCAAATACCCACGTTCTGATGGCCGAAGCCACGCACTGCCCCGGTCGCGGTGCCAACGAAGCGCCGGCGTGCCACCAGCTGCACTACGGCTGGGATCACTGTAAGAACGCGGTCGGCGAGGACGGCAAACCGTCTGGGATCGCCCAGTGCCAGATGGACATCACCCCGGAACACGCTCACCGGGTCATCTGGCACGTCATCACTCAGGCGCTTGAGCGGCGCAAGGCGGCATAAATGGATCGTTTCCATTCAAAGTATCGCGTCAACGAAAGCAACGGGTGTTGGGAATGGCACGCGTCTTTGGTGCACGGTTACGGCTGCATTGGTTTTCGCGGCAAGATCTGGCGAGCGCATCGCATGTCATGGACGCTGCACCACGGTGAAATACCGGAAGGTTTGTGCGTTTGCCACAAATGCGACAATCCGAAATGCGTAAATCCGGAACACTTGTTTTTGGGAACCAAGAAAGACAACCGAGATGACATGGTTCGGAAAGGGCGCGCTCGATTTGCTAGTCAGTCAGGTGAAGCGAACGGCATGGCGCGGCTGACGGACGAGCAAGTGCACGAAATCAAAACCAGCTCATGTGGACCTGTTGAATTGAGCAGAAAATATGGCGTTCACTATCGCCACATTTGGGCAATTAGGAAGGGCATCAAACGCGCTGGAGTAGCGGCATGAGTACCTCAGGCACTTATTCGTTTACTGTAAACAGAGACGAAATCATCCGCGAAGCCATGCTCAACATTGGCAAGCTGGACGTATACGGCCAGATCGACCCGTCGGAAACCGCCGACTGCGCCCGCAAGCTCAACATGCTGGTGAAAACGTGGATGGGTCGCCTCGACTACGCTCCGGGCCTCAAGATGTGGACGCGTCAGCGGGGCGACCTGTTCCTTTCATCGTCGCAGTACCGGTACAACCTTGGACCCACGGGTGACAACTGGGCCGGCGGCTGTGCGGCACTGCCAGGGCAAAACTACGGCAGCGACCAGCTGTCGACGGGTGCCGCTGCGGCGGCCACGACCCTGTTCACCGGCGTTGGTTCCACGGGGAATTTCACTGCGGGCGACTATTGCGTCGTCCAGCTCGACAGCGGCGACATCTTTTCGACCACCATCACGGCGGTCAACGCGGGTGCAGGCTCAATCACCATTGCGGCGGGCCTGCCGTCGTCGGCGTCTGCCGGCAACTACGTCTACAACTACACGACCAAAGCGCAACGCCCGCTTGAGATCGTCACGGCCATTCTGCGCGACAACACGCAGAACGACACGCCGCTCGATTACATGACCTTGCAGACCTACGAGGCGCTGCCGACCAAGACCAACAGCTCGTACCTGTCCGACCCGACGGCGATCTATTACGAAGCGCAGATCGGCAACAGCGGACCGTCAGGCGCCAACGGCCAGCTATACATTGATTGCGGCGGCGCCCAAGACGTCACGAAGCAGATCCACATCGTGTACCTGCGCCCGGTGCAGGACTTCAACAACCCGCTGGACAACCCGGAATACCCGCAGGAATGGTACGCCGCGCTTTGCTGGGGTCTGTCCAAGCAGATCGCGCCCATGTTCAACGCGCCGTGGGGTCCTGTCATGGAGCAGAATTATCAGGAAGCCGTGATGTACGCCCGTAACAGCAACACCGAGACGTCCGACGTGTACTTCCAGTGTAACGCGGGCAATCCGTAATGAAGATCCAGCCGCTTTTCGGAGCAGGAATTCAGGGACGCAGTCTGCCGGTCACGGCACAGCGTCGCTTGAATTGCTACTTCGAGCAGCGGCCCGACGGCGACAAGGCTCCGATCGTCGTCTACGGCACCCCCGGCCTTGTGTACCAGACGACCATGATGTCGGTGGTGCGTCGGATGCTCGGGACGCAATCGACGCTGTACGTCGTGGCCGGCAACGCGCTGTATTCGCTGACGCCGACGTTCACGCAGACTCAACTCGGGTTTCTGCAAACCAACAGCGGCACGGTCTCGATGGCCAACAATCCGTCGCAGATCATGATCGTGGACGGCGTCGCGGGATACCTGTACACGCCAGCCAGCAACACGTTTACGACCATCACGTCGCCCGGGTTCCCCAACGGTGCCAATACCGTGACGTTCGTGTCCGGGTATTTCGTCTGCGAACAGCCTAACACCCAGCAGTTTTGGGTGTCTAACCTCTACGACGGCACGACGTGGAACGCGCTGGCATTTGCGTCGGCCAGCCAGTACAGCGACAACATCAAGGCGGTCGACAACCTAATCGGCAACCTTGTGCTGTTCAGCGAACGGCATACGGAGTTCTGGCAGAACGTTGGCTCAACCCCGGAACCGTTCGCGCCGATCATTTCGGCCACGTCCGAATTTGGCCTTGCGGCCATCTATTCGAGGGCTCACGTCAACCAGACAATTTGTTTCCTTGGCATGAACCCGCAAGGCGCCCCGCAGGTTGCGCAGATCAGCGGATACAACGTGTCGGTTATATCGACGCCGGATCTAGATTTCATACTGTCGCAGATGTCGACCGTCTCGGACGCCATTGCGATCAGCTACGTGGTCAACGGCCACCCGATGTACCAGCTGACGTTGCCAACCGCTGACCGCTCGTTCCTATACGACACGGCGACCGGTCTTTGGTCAGAAACGCAAAGTGGATTAACGAATAAATATTCGACCCGACATTTTGCTCAATACTCTGCGTATTTTAACTCAACGACCTACGTGTCTCAGGCCAACACCGGCACTATTTTAAAGTTCAGCACGAACGCGTATACCGACAACGGAACGACAATCTTGCGCGAGCTGATTACCCGCCACGGGTCGGCCAATTTCAACCGTTTTTCGGTTGATGAGCTGTACATTGACATGGATACCGGCGTTGGAGCCAACACGGGCCAAGGGTCGACGCCGACGTTGTTGCTTGAGTGCAGCAAAGACAACGGGCGCACGTATTCAACGCCTCGCCAGCTGCAGGTCGGGCCGTTGGGCAATTACCGGCAGCGGGTCATCGCCCGTCGATTTGGATCGGCGCGAGATTTCGTATTCAGACTACGATTTAGCGATCCTGTCCAATTCACGATTACCGACGGCGCCGTAACCATTCGTGAGGGCGAACAATGACCGCCCCGCTTTCACCCGTGCCCGGACCCGAGATCAGCGTCAAAAACATGCTGACGCCCGTCTGGCGGTCGTGGTTCAACCAGCTGTACCAATACATCAGCGTTTCGGGCGCCACGGGCGGGTTTCTTGGAGCGTCTACCCCGTTGTCGACGACCGCCCCCTTGACCGGCGGTGGCCTGCTGTCGGCCAGCCTTACGCTCGGGATTGACCAGACGGGCATCACCATCACCGAAGCGCAGGTCACGGGTTTGACGGCGGATCTGGCGCTCAAGGCGCCGCTCGCATCTCCCGCCCTGACTGGCACTCCCACCATCAACGGCGTGTCGATAAGGACCGGCACAGGCAGCCCAAACGGGTCCGTGACGGGCAGCCCGGGCGATCTGTACCTCAACAAGTCCGGCGGCGCGGGAACGACGCTGTACGTCAAAGAATCGGGCAGTGGGACCAACACGGGATGGGTGGGCAAATGACGGCACTGGTTCACGCTGAACGGCTAGACAAGCTTGAACAGGTCATGACGGACCTACCTCAAACGTCCTGCAACGTCCGGCACATTTTTGCCCCGGGACAATACATTCGCGAAGTCACAATTCCGGCGGACACCTACGTCGTCAGCCACAAGCACCGGGTGCCGCACCTCAACATCTTTTTGAAGGGCGCCGGCACCATGGTCATGTGCGACGGCTCGCATCAGGAGCTTAGGGCGCCCATGGTGTTTGTGGGTCAGCCAGGGCGAAAGGCCGGCTACGTCCGCGAAGAGGTCGTTTGGCTTAACGTGTTTGCGACCGACGAAACCGACGTGGACACGCTCGAGCG